AAAAGGTAGTCCAAAGGGTAGTCCTCTTAATACAATTGAAAAAGAAAAAGATAAAATGCCGATTCATTTCAAACCAAAAAAAGAATCGAATGTTGAAGCAAGTGAATCATACATGCCACAAAAAGATATGATGGTATTTGAGAAATACAAAGCGAATGACAGAAAAAATACCCAAAAATTTGAGGTTGTACGGGATACAAATACATTGAGACAAAAGAAGGGCGGATATACTGAGAATGACAAAGAAACAACGGTTGAACGATCTGAAATAAACACTGTAGCAACAGAACAACCTAAAAAAAAGAATAATACTAATAATGCAAAAAAAATATATATAGATAGAGATTTTAAATTTAATTTCTAAATAATTTATTTTTATCTGTCTCCATATTAAAATGAACGTTCAAACCGCTTTTGTATATTGTTTCTTAACTGTTTTAATCATTTATCTCTTTCTTTATTTAGAACAACGATTTTTAAATGATGATGTTTCTAAAAATGGATATTCTAATAGACACCTTCGCATTAGTATTCTCTGTGGAATACTAAATTGGCTCGTTATTGTATATTTCATTTATCAAGTTGAAAGTAATGTACCATCTATCGTTTCCAACGCACAAGTTATTCTTCAAGATAAATTTTAAGTTCAAATAAAATTATTATGTTATCTAATCATATATATATATAATTAGATGGCTTTCCAAAATCATAATCTAGGTAGTGCTGCTCTATCCTTACAAGAATTTGATATGAAAACTTTAGTCTATAATGATGAAGGCACATTTTTAAATCCACGTATCGCTATGATTGCTAAATCTGGTTCCGGTAAAAGTTGGGTCGTTCGCGACATCATGTATCATATTCGAGATATTCCTTGTGGTACTGTTATTGCTCCAACAGACAAGATGACAAAATTTTATAACGAATTTATTCCACCGTCTTTCACTCACCATGAATATGAAGAATCTATCATTCCCAGAGTGTTAAAAAGACAAAAAGCTATGTTAGCTCAGAATGAAGACCGTGTAAAAATTGGTAAAAAAAAATTAGATCCTAGAGCGTTTCTTGTGATGGATGACTGCATGAGTTCTAAACATTTATGGTTGAAAGACCCTAATATCCTCTCAATTTTTAATGAAGGGCGTCATTATCAACTTACATTTTGTTTGACCATGCAATACTCTTTAGGGATTCAGCCGGAATTGAGGGCAAATTTTGATTTCATCTTCTTGCTAGGTGAAGATGTATATTCAAATAAAAAGAGACTATACGAACACTATGCAGGACAATTCAATAAGTTTGACATTTTCGATCAGGTATTTTCTCAAGTTACACAAGATTATGGATGCATGGTGATTAATAATCGTGTTAGAAGTACAGACATAACAAAAAAAGTATTTTGGTATAAAGCAAAAAAAACACCTCCATTTATGGTTGGTATTCCTAAATACATCGAATGGAACAAAAAACATTTCGATCAAGATTATGATAAAAAAGAACCAGTTTTAGATTTAAATACTTTTTGTTCTAAGAGAAGAGCTAATATTACTGTTAAACTGGTATAAAAAACTATTTTAATTAATTAAAAAATAATATAATATGATGCAATATTATACTATTTTATGAATGTAAATTTGCAATCAACTAAGTCAATTTTTAATCTCAGAAAAATATTATTAAAATATATTAATAAATATGCAACTTCTAATAAATCATTTGTTTGGATCTATTTTATATCCGAAAATATTACAGACACCTCCGATATCTCATTTAAGCTAAAACATAAAATAATTACTACTACTAAACCAATCGACTTGATAACTTATAAAGAATATATAGATAGCGGTCTTGGTTATACATCTATTTTTAAATCTTTAGATAATAAAACATTATTAATTATTCCTAGAATACCGTATAAAAATCTAACAGATTTTGTTCTAAGATGTGGTGGTGAGGCATGGCTGAAATTATGGAGTACAGTTCGAATAATAGCAGATTTATTAATACAAAAATATGGATCTATTTATATATCAACACACGGACATGGAGTTAATTATCTTCATATTCGACTTGAACGAAGACTTAAATATACATGATTTATACATTAACTACACGTTTAGTTTCATTCCCTAAATTGACAATGTAGGGTGTTGGTTTTCTAAACATATCTTGAAATATTTTAGATACACCATCTGGATAGTTTTGATCTAGAGCGAAATCTCTTGGCAAATATTTATAAACGACGCGTGGTCCTTGACAAGTATTAGAACTTCTAGACCATTGAACGACAATCATAAAAACACTAAAAATCATTAATAAGATCATAATATTGTTAAAATTAAGAATTAGTTTCATATAAGTAAAATATAGATAATTAATTTATATTATCTATATTATCTTTAAGAATTTTTAGATAAAGCTAATAAACTCACTCCAACAATAGTAAGAATTGTACCAAACGATGCAAAATATGGATTAATGTTTCTTTGATCCAAGAAAATATATGATAATATGAGTGTTAGAACTGGATATGTACTAGATATCAATGTATAGACACCTGAATTAATTCCTTCAATATTATATCCAACTAAAAACAATATTCCTGCTGCAACTGATAATATTACATAAAAAGTCAAACATAAGATCACTTTTAAATTATTTATTAACAAAAAATCGCTATATTGATTGGTTATCGCCAATGCAACCATATTTATAATAAACATAGATAGACCATATATTGAATTAATTGTATATTTTTGTAGTTCTGCAGACACTGGTTTTAATAAAGTGTAAGACACACCCCATAAAACAGAACATATTATTGGATATAACAACCAATACATTAATGTAATATAATACTAATGATTTTTTAAGTGTAATTAATTTCGACGGGTTCAACAGCAATGAGTAATTTTTTAACTAACCATTTTTTTGTTTTAGTGTCATATTTACGTGGCTTATAGATAACTTCCATATGATGATTAAAATATTTTTTAACAATACGATTAAACAATTTGATGTATTTTTTATCCTGAACGACGTCATTATAATATTTTGACTGACCGGAATCACCTGCAAAATCATCTCCATATTTATCAATAGCCTTACTCTGTATTTTCAAATTTAGTTTTTCTAATTTTTCTGATATATCTTCTGGTGGATATTTTATTTCTTTTACATCTTTCTTCATTCTAATTATATATATTCCTTCAGGAGAAATAATCATTGAACCTTGAACTTCACCATCATTATAGTGATAAGCAAAATGATATAAATCAGATATTGATGGAAATTCGTATAATATTCCAACTTTAGCTCTTGCACCAGGATATGGTGTTGGTGGATGCGTATGAAATATATATTCATAATCTAAAGCATCTATCATATTTTGTGGTAAAAGAATGTCAATATCATCTTTATCCTCTCTATTAGTTTTACCACTAATGACGACGCGTTCCAGCTTTGTTTTATCAAAATCAAATAATCCGGAATGTTCTGAGAATCGTAGATTATTATGTGAATCAATATATTTTTTAGAACCACCGTCGTTTAACAAAGCATCTAATATTTGTAATTGATTTTGTGAAAATTTAATATACCGTTTTTTGTGTTTGATAATATGTTTCGTTTTAAAATTAACTTTATATCTTGATTTTACACCATCACTTCCACCATCTAATGTTAAATAATACTTATTTTTAGAAAGACCATAATTATTATTTGTAAGAATATTACAGATAAAATGACTAGATAATTTGTTATTTTTATTCATATAAAAGTCCATAATAATAATATATATAAAAAAATTGAAAAAGTTAATTTATATAATATAAATATATGAAAAGAGAGATATATATAATGAACCAAATGAACGTCCAACCTAAAACTCGTTTTGATGCATTGTTGCAACGATCTAATCTTGTAAAAGAAAAGAAGAAAGTATTTAACTCTACAAATACTCAGTCTCAAAATAAGCCTTCAAACATTTATAATGCATTGATAGAAGAGACTGGGTCAAATGTGTCTAAATCGACACAAGAAATTAAAGAAATTAAAGGTACTGAAGAAATTAAAGAAAAAGAAGGTCCGTTTTTTCTCGCTCAACCAACTGGACCGCCTGTTCCTGATAGATTTGGTGTGTTTAGTTCTGAACGTTATCAATCAAGAACATATAATTCTAAAGTGTGTGATGAAGGTCCACCTATTTCAAACCGTCCCAGTCGTTTTGATATGGTTAGAGCTAATCCAGAACTTGCGAGAAAAAAAGAAGAATTTAGTTCAACCAATCAGAGACGAAATATTGGAATATTTGATAAAATTACAAATAAACAAAATGAAGAACGTGAAGATAGAATAGAGAGAAATTCTCATATGAAATTTAGAAAGAACACGACAGCGACATCTGAATTTGAAGTATATACAGGTAAAACATATCAGAAGAGTGTAGATATAAATAGCACGGAAGAGTTTCCAACATTAGAAGGTCAAGTGCAACCAGTTAAAGCTCCAGTTAAGTGGAATTTTATTGTTAAGAAGGATTAAAGATGATAAATAATAAATTTTTTTATAAAAGAATAAAAAAAATAAAAATATTTTAGTTTTAACAGAATAATTTTTTATTTTTGGGAGTGATAATCAATTTATTATTAGTTTTATCAATTTTAATAATAATTTCGAGATGTTTGATGTCGATTGGATATTCTTTGCATAATTTATATACTTCTTTAATCATATTTTTTTCGATTAAAGAGTAGATTAATTTATTAATGTAAAGGAGGTCATCTAAATTTTTATTTGGAATAATTGGTTGGAGATTAGTAATGTTTTTACGATTAATATTTTTAAGACTTGTTTTATTAAGGTCAGCACTAAAGTCCATTTTATAGTTAATATTTCTGGTAATAGGGATTTTATTTTTTATAAGTTCATCATTAACAGCACTATTAATAATATAGGAGCTGTCGCAGATTGTATAAAATCCGTGAATATTTTGATTATTCCAATTTTGGTCTGTATAAATATTAGTTTCGATAACATCACCTTTTGAAATAGAGTCGCAAACCCGACGACTGATATCAATATGTTTGAGTAGAGTTTTTTTATTATTAGTGGAAGGGATACGTGCGAACATACTTTTATAATAATTCTCATAGATCATTAATGGAAGGAGAACTTTTTCGGTTTCATATAGTTCCATACAGGTATTAATAGATTTATAAGTATCAAGAATTTCTTTACTTGCTTCATATAGACCGATATCAATATCTTTTTTTTTAGAATATGTAAGGAATTTTTGTAATTTACTGACATCTATTTCTTCAACACCAAATGTAAGAAAAAGGTCATGAAGAATGAAGATAAGATTACGGACATCAAATTGGGCGTATTTAATAATAGTATTAATTACTTTGACATCGGTGATCTTCATATTTTCATTTTTAACGATTTTATTAAAAATAATTAATAATTCTGCATTGGTAGGATTAATAAATTCGTATTCGATACAAGATTTTTTGATGTCAGAAATTAATTTACTGTGTTGATTATTAGACACAAAAATAATTGGCATGATCTTGTTTTTATCATTATTTTTACATAGTTCCAATAGACTGTCTTTTTCACTTGTCAAAGTAATTGTTTCAGTATCATCTATAATAAGTGCATATTTAGTGTTATTATTAAAATCATTAGTAACAAAATATAGTATATTTTGTTTTTGGTGGCAACTATTGAGTATTTCAGTGATAGTTTTTTTATTTTTAATATTATTGGATGACAGAGTATTAACAGTATAATTTAGTTCTTTTAATAAAATATTTAATGTTGCATTTTTGCCGATACCATGATTACCACTTACAATAATAGTTCCTGGTTCATTTTCATTTTTAAAGTTTTCCAACCATTTTTTTATTTGTTTTACTTTATTTAGATTAATAATTAGATCATTACTGGAAGTTGGTTGATATTTTTCGGTCCATAATGTTTGAACGTTCATTTATATATATATGTATAAATATATATCTATATAATAACACATTTTTGAATATAAATATCAATTTTTTTATATGGCGACTCCATAACTTGTTAGTTTTAGATGTTAGTTTATAAATTTTTATTATAGATATAAGATGTTATCAGGACTAATTATTGTAATAAAATATTAATAAATTATAAATAAATATAAAAATAAATAAAAATGGATAAAAAATGTATAAAAAGAATATTTATTGGTATATTAGGTGGATAAATAATATAAAAAGCGATAAAATTATTATAGATATACTATAAAATCAATCATATAAATCATATAATTGAATAATTATATTAGTAAATAATAATCCATTATTAATATTTAATAATAATATATAGATTTATTATTTTTTTATTATTTTCAGTTTATAACAAAAAAAAATTTATATTATATATATATATAACTTATAAATGAGTTCAATGCAAACTAATTCTCGTAAAATGCACTCTGAAGCTGGCTATGCTGATGCTATGAAAGACGTACAAAAGTTAATTGCTGATGGTGTTACCAGTGTATCGCCCAGTCTATTAAACAAACTAAGACAAAAGCATTCTGATACAAATCTGGTAGATATGATTGTTGAAGGATTAAGTGAAAGAGTTAATACCATTCGTGTTCGTGCAAATAAATTTGCTAAGGCAATCATCAAACACTCCGGTCAGAACACTCCTCTTCACACTATGTTGAAACGAGCTTTGAAATACAAAGAAAAGCTTGGACTTGCTGATGCTGAATTCGAATTCTTCAAGAAAATTTTATATTCCACACTTGCTGGAAAAGATAACAGTTCTTCAGGAATACCAGGATACCAGGCTGTTAATTCCAACTTATCTCGTGCTTTAGGTAATGTTGATGTTGATAACTTCGAAGGTATTAATGTCGAACAATCTGATATGCCTTATCTCCAAGAAATCATGAAACAACACGCTGCTTCTAAAGCTCTTCACGCAAGTGTTGTAATTCAATCTATGATGTATAGAACCTTCGCTCCTGAAGCAATCTTTGGTAAATATGACTCTGCAAAGAACAACGCTGGATGCTTCGTCCATCCTATCTTAGCTGCATTCTTTATTCCTAAGATTGGTCTTTTTGAAGAGACTTTCTTACTTGCCAACATTGCATACATTGTGAGATGCCGATATGAAAAAACTCAAGTTCTCACTCACCCTGATTACTTGCTCCTATTCGCAATGATCTCTGATCCTAACGATGTTGTATGTGATCTTGAAAGTCCCTTCAAAGATCTCCGCAACCGTGTTATGCTTCAAGAAACTCTATGGCAATCCGTCAATGCTCTTCGTAATGGACGATACTACGACTGCATCAGTTCTCAATTCTTGACTGCTGTTGATAATTGCAAACTTTCCAGCACTGATGCTCCTGATGTTATCTACCTTGGTGATGAAGCAACTATTCTTAGACGATTACTCCAAGCATTCTCCTTTAGACCAGTCATTGTCAGCACTGTTCCTCTTTTTGGTGTAGTTACTGCCAATGCAGCAAACTTTCCAGTAATGATGAACCGTGTAACTGCCATTCCTATGATTACTGTTCGTCTCCCAGTAATGACCCAATACGATCAAAGCCAAATCTCACTTGAAGAGAGCTTAAGAGAACCCCAATATCACCTTGAAAACAATACTTTAGTTCCTAAAGTCCAAGAAATCATCTATACTCGTGGTGTCATCATCTTCCATGTAACTCGTAGAACTCAAGTTCCTAAATTCCAACGAATGATTGTTCCTGGAAGCTGGAATGATTTACTTCCAACTGTTTCTTCATATGAAAAGATTAACAGACGACCAGTCCAAGCAGAACATTACATTGATGTCGGTTTTTCAGTCAATCTTGGAAACAACGAAGCAACTCCTATTCAAAGACACACTCTGCGATCGGTTGTTACTCTTAAAGTCAATCCTCTCATGCCCGAATTGATTATTGGCACTGCTGCTTTACTCGTTAATCACGATGATGTCAATCAACTCGGTTCTGAATATATGATGTATGATCCTCAATCTGCAGTAATTAGAACATATGCAGCTGATGAAGAACAACTTCTCAGCCAAGATCCTATTACCAGATTAGATTACGTTAATGAAGATGCTCCTGAATATTCTTTCAGCGATCTATCTGCTAAATACGGAACTATCTACATCTACAGTGAATTAACCAAAAAAGAAAGAGAATCCGACCAATAAATATCAAATAAATAAAAATATTGTATAATAATTAAATATTTATAAATGTAAATATTTAATATTTTATTAAGATTATAAAGTAGAGGGTAATGCTCGTGAGCTAAAAGTACTAACTGGATTATCAATATAATTCGCATTTTGAATACTATCTAAATAATTGACACGAGAACGTAATTCTTCGACAATATGCGGTACAGTCATTCCAACAACTTTAGCATTTAACTCTCTAATCTGTTCTTTGAGACCAAATGGAAGGTTTTGTGCGTACGTACTATATATTAATGTCATTATATTCATTATGTGTTCTATCTTCTGATACGGTATTATAACATTAGCTTTGCGTCTAACTTCTTTCAATAACCATTTTTGTATGATATCAACATTTCTAGCGGAGAAGAATGTTTCTTCAATAATGGTGCTTGCATCAACGTTATTTTTTTCTAAATCATCAAATCCTTGTTGTAATGCACCACTAAGTTGTTCGTAATATTGTTCTGGATGGTCGGATGTAAATAAAAAAGAACCTTTTTGTATATCACTAAAATAATCACTCATTTGGCTATAATAATATAATCTAAGAAATAAAATAAATAATCTTATAAATATATTATTAATAAAATTTAATTTATAAATAGTTATTAGTAATTAGAATGAATATAGAACAGTGGCTAACTAAAATTAATTCAATATCTGACACATATTTACTAAATAAACAACATATAGTTAATTTTATCAATTTAGTTCCATCCAAATATCTCACTCTTAAAGAAATAAAATTTCCTAATAAAATTATTCAAATGATCTCAAACAAAGAATATTTACTGATTTGGGATTGCGAATTTCAAGTATTCAAAAGCCCACCTAAATATAAATGTAAAAAAACTAATTTCGAAATCGTTAGCGGACAAAAAATGATTAGATGCATTTCCGAAATTGGTATCATTCTCATATTTAATATCGATAACACTTTTTATATAAGCGCTCTATTCCATTGCGGTTTCCTTAACTTACAACTCGGGCACAGTTTCATCGAATATATGCCATTCTATCATGAATATATGTCAGTCCAGAAATCATCTTTACAAAAAATTATGAATATTGAAAGTAAGATATTCCCACATCTCAAATTTCAACAGATATGGAATAACTTTCTAAAAAACTCAAATTCAACTGCTTTCTCTAACGAAATTATTAAACTTACTAACAATAAAATTTTAAAAGCTAATAAACACATATTATCTACTTTCAATAAACAAATGAATGTCTTGATTACTCTATTAGAAGACATAGATGAAATATCTTCAAGTAGTCTTGATCCAACTATATCAAAATTATACATAAAAATAGTCGATAATCTTAAAAATATTATTTATAACAATAGCATCAAAAAATTTAATAAATATCAAAAAAATTTCAAAAATATCTCCCAAATATATCTAAATGATAAATATATACAAAATATTCTCGTTAAAATTCACTCACACAAATCTGTCATCCATAATATTAATCTAATTATTAGTGATGTGAATTGTTTAAATGTTGTAAAAGGTCCGTCTGATATAGTTGCTGTAATAAATCATAATTTATTTTTAAATAAGTGTCATAATCTGGTTTCACAAAATAATATTATAGATATAGCAGACTATAACAATAAAATACATGAGATATGTCATTCTGCAAAATTATATGAATCGTATTTGTGTTTATCAAAAAATTCAACGGTTTTGAGTGATAAATATGATGAAGCATTATTATTACAAATTTTAAAAAAATATATGAAAACAGATTTTAAACCACATAACCCATTGGTTGATTCATATTACACCCTGCAAGTTTTTATTTTTTTTAATCTTATAAATAAATAAATATTATCTTATATTATAATAATCTCATGAATATATTCATTTTAATCATTATTGTTGTTGTATCCTATATCATCTTTTCAAGAATAAATTATGACGTTAAAGAACACTATTATGGTGGTAGTGGTAGTAGTTCATATAATGGTGGCTCTGCTAGTGGTTGCTCCTATATCGGTACTGGTAGAACTAATTTATTAGGTCCAACTATTAATGGACTCGATCATCAAGACGATGCATTTCAAACAAATTACGCTCAAAATATTGATCCTTATTCATTAGACGTTCAAGATGGGAATATAATTATGGTACCATATAACAATAATACATTCAATACATTCAATGAAAATAATGTTCGTGAATCATTAATGTTTGCATCTTTAAGAGAAATTTTAAGAAACGTCAAAAGCAAATTAAATTCTAAGGATCAGACAAAAACAAACTATGGATCAAATGATGTTTTTAGAATAGACGTTTTTAAATTAAATAACTCAAATGTCATAGTTAATACTCCTATATTTAAACCAATTATTAGTACAATCATCGATTCTATTAATACTATGAATAATACTCTAAGTATAAAACAAACTAATATCAATAAATACATCGTCATCTTTAATAAAGAACAAAACTTATATATTGTTGATTCATTGATTGATATTCAGGTGTCTCATCCATTAGATAATTTATTTACTAATAAAATTAATGTGGAAGCAATCAAAGATGATCCTTATACAGTTTCACAGTATCAAGATAAGAATTCGAAGATGCGCCCAAACAACACATTACCTCTACAATTAATTATAAAATTCACAGTCAAACCGTCAAAGAATGGAAATATCAATGATAACATAATATATGTGAATGATTTATCAGTTATTCAAAAACAATAATTATATTATAATAAATTATTATCTTAATATTAAATATATGAGTTTTTGTATAGTCAAAGCAACTATTCTCTATTTTTTATTGGTGTCGATGGTTCTATATATCAAACCAGCACAGTTTTATTATGATACAGATAAAACTAAACTCAAACCATGGAACCTTTTTTTACATACCAAAAATATTCATGACTGTAACAATTTATTTGTTGTTATTATTATTATTGCTCTATTGTCTGTTATTATGTCTCGTTAAAACGGACCAATTAATTTATTTTTCATACCATTATTTTTCTCCAATTTCATCTTTGAAATATCTATTTTCAAAGAATTAATATGTTGTGTTTGAGATGCATGTGCTGATTCAATTGATATCAGTTTATTTTTAATTGTTAATATTTCAGATCTCAACATATTTAATTCTTCTGATAATTTTTCATTATCAATTGTTAATTTATTATTAATATTTATTAAATTATCAGTTGTTTTGGCTTGAAGTTGAACTTTATTATTTTTTTGTAGTCTATTTGTTATGTCACTCACCATTCTCGGAATAATTATACTAATTCTCCTATTTATTATTTCTTCTATTTTATCATTCATTACTTTCTCAATCTCGATATTTATTTGTTCTTCACTCGATAATAAATCCATCACACTATCAATTTTGGTATTTTTGGTGTTTGTGACATCTTGTAAAGTATCCACATACTCATAATATGAAATATTTGGATCAAACCTGACAGATTTTTTTGATTGATTGGAATTTTTATTGTCTTCTACATCTTCTACATCATCTACATCATCTACATTATCTGCATTATCTTTTGAATTATCAACACTATTTAATGATGTTTTAATATGTTCTATTAATTCATGTGTAAATTGTGAATTATCATCTTTAAATAAAATTGTTAGTCCTTCAATTGCTTCATTAATTGGTCTATCATTATTTTCTTTCAAATAATTTTCAATAGTTTGAATAATATTATTTTGTGTATTATGGACGTCATCATCGATCATAAAGAGTAATATAATATAATATAAAATAATTAACGTTATTATTTTATAATATTTTTAAGTGTTCTTTTTTTTTTTAGTTTGGACTTCCTTTAATACTGTTTGTAATATATCTTTGCCTGTTGGAACAAAATTGTCTTCAGACACTCTATTTTGTTTTGGTCTCAATTTATTGAAAAATGGATGAGTTGTTAGGATCTCTGCTGGTGTTGTATATTCAATATCACATAACAGTCGTCCTCTTTCATTAATTAAAGATGATTTAACTAATTCTGGTGGTACGATGCTATCAAAGAAGTCAAAAACTTGTGTCGGAACTTGGGCGCATTCACGGAACTGTTGAATGAAACCAGGGTTTT